GATGGCAGAAATTAGTGCTTTGGCTGATGATGGTACTAACAGACAGTCTGCTTTAAGTGATAATAGTTCATCAGATAGAGTTATGATAAATTTACACGCAACGTCAAATCAAATACAAGGTTATATTACAAATAACGTAGGCGAACAAGCAGATATGAGATATATTGTTGCCGACTCAACTTTATTTAATAAGGTTGCAGTTAAATATAAATTAAATGATTGTGCACTTTGGGTAAATGGATTTGAGGTAGCAACAGACACTAGTGCAACAATGCCTAGTAGTTTGCAGGTATATGATTTTGATAATTATGGAGGTTCACTTCCTTTTTACGGAAAGGTTAAACAATTACAATACTACAATTCAGCATTAACAGATAGCGAACTAGAAAAAATCAGTTCTTGGACATCTTTTACAGATATGGCACAAGGACAATTATACACAATAGAATAATATGGCACAGAAACTTAAATTCGGTAACGGAACTTGGGCGACAAAAGAAGGCTCTACGTTAGCTTATAATGACGAAGGTGGAAATTTTAAACCTCTACCTTTTACAACTACTAGAGAATAGTATTGCAACAAGAGTAAACAAAGAAGGATTAATAGAAGTAGTTGGTAATGATGTACCAAGAATAGATTATACAGATAGTGCAGATGGTGTTCTTTTGTTAGAGAATAGTTCAACAAACCTTGTTACTTATTCAGAAGATATTAGTCAAAGTTCTTGGTTAAAAATAACTGGTGGCACTGGAGTTTCTCCATCTATAACAAGTAACTATGCTATTTCTCCAGATGGAACGCAAAATGCATCGAGGGTAGTTCTTGATGCTCCTTCGGTAAGTGGAAGTAATATTTCAATGATTAGAACAAACATAAGTGGATTACCAAGTCCTCACGATTCATCTATAAGTTTTTATATTAAATCTAATACATTAGACAATTATAAGATATTGGTTTATAATGGAAGTTTAAGCCCTATTGAAGTTATAGCTAATAATTCTTGGCAGAGAATTGAATTAAGCACAACAGTTTCTTCATCTGCGGATAGAATTCATTTAGGTTTATTTGATTTTGGAGGAATATTAACAGATAGTTATGCAGACGTATCTATTTGGGGCGCACAATTAGAACAACAATCATTTGTAACAAGTCTGATAAACACCTCTGGCTCAACAGTCACACGTGCTGCTGATACTGCAAGTGGTGCGGGTAATAGTGAAGTGTTTAATGATAGTGAGGGAGTATTGTTTGCTAATATAAAAACGTTTTTTAATGACCTTTTAAGTAGACCAATAAGTGTAAGTGATGGCACAACTTCAAACAGAATAAACTTGTTTTATCCTTCTAATCAAACACAAGTGTACGGAAGAATAACTTCTGGTGGAACTAGAACTGCTGATATGATTTTTAGCGGAATAATACAAACGTTATATAATAAAATTGCAGTAAAGTATAAAGTTAACGACTTTGCTCTATGGGTAAACGGCTTTGAAGTAGTAACAGATTCGAGTGGTGCAGTCCCTACTGGATTAAAAGAATTAAATTTAGATAATTCTGGAGGTACTAAATTTTTAGGAAAAACAAAAGAAATTGGCTACTACGATACTTCACTAACAGACGAAGAATTAGAATACCTTACAAGTTATAGGTCATTAAACGAATTAGTAACAGAATTAAACTTAAACGAATTATAAGATGAATACATTAAAATTTGGTAACGGAGAATGGTATGGAAAGAAAGATACTATCCTTGCCTATAATGATTTAAACTCGAATTATAAGCCACTGCCCTTCAATTTCTCAAGAGCATCAAAGGCTACTGTTATAAATAAAGATGGTTTAATTGAAGAGTTAGGTAGTGGACAACCAAGAGTAGATTTTTTAGGTAATACACAAGGTGCTTTAAAACTTGAGCCAGCTAGGACAAACCTAATAACTTACTCTGAATCTTTTCCTAATTTTTATTGGACAAAGAGTGGTGCTAGTATTCAAGCAGACCCAAGTACTCAAGGTAGTGAGTTGATAGCTAATGGAGATTTTGCTACTGATAGTGATTGGAATAAAGGAACGGGGTGGACAATTAGCGGAGGTTCTCTTAACGGTTCCTCAACAACTTCAACAGCTTTTCAAATAAATACGGGATTGGTGTCAGGTAAGATATACGAGGTGGTTTACACTATATCAAACTACGTTAGTGGTTCTGTCAGGATAGAGCTAGGAAGTGGGAATGTTTCTGTAGGCAGTATAAGGAGTGCTAATGGAACATACATAGAGTACATAGAAGCGTTAGGAGATGATAGATTATATTTTGATGGTATTGTATCTTTCACTGGCTCAATAGACAACGTATCTGTTAAAGAAGTACAAGGCTTTACATCGCCTGATGGAACTAATAATGCTTATAAGTTAGTTGAGGGTACGAATAATGGAAATCATAGCATAAGCGCAACAGTACTTGTAAATAGTGGGAATAATTCTTTTAGTATGTATGTGAAAGAAAATGGTAGAAAACACATATCATTATACACTAATTCAAGAGGTTCTGAAAATGACCAATATGGTTTTTACTTAAATGGAAGTGGCTCTGTAACCTTTAATAATACAAACGGAGATGCAACAATTACATCTTTAAGTAATGGGTGGTATAGGGTTTCAATAACACATCCTTCATCAGGATATAATACAAGGCTTTTTAAATTGTATTTATCAGATTCAGAAGTTTCAAGTAATACTATACCAAGTTATCAAGGAGATGGCTTAAAGGGTGTTTACATCTATGGATCACAAGTAGAAGCGGGAAGTTATAGCACATCGGCAATTTCTACATCGGGAAGTACAGTAACGAGGTCACGAGATTTATCAGATACTCAAAACTTATCTCACGTTATAGGACAAACAGAAGGAGTTATTTTTTATGATGCAATATTAGTGCATAAATCAACGAGTACTAGTGAAGATTTATTTGAATTATCAATAGATGATGGTAGTAATCAAAATATATTTTTTATAAATAATTATAATAATAGTTTAACAGTTGCTATGGTAAATGGAAGTTCTTACCAATTTACAAATAACTCTTACAATCCAACCGAAGGCGAAAGATATAAACTTGCTTTTGCTTATAAACAAAATGATTTTGCATTATACATAAATGGTAATCAAATAGCAACAGATTCAAACGGAACTGTACCAACAATGAATCAAATAACATTTGGTAATTATTATAATAACCAGTTAAATTTAGCAAATAGTGTTAAAATAAATGATTTTAAACTTTACAACACAAGACTATCAAATAGCGAATTACAAGCATTAACAAGTTAAGCGTAACAATTACACCTATAATAACAACAAGAGTAAATAATATAATAACTAATAGTTATAACCAAAAGTTAAAATAAATAAGTAATGAGAATAGCAAAATACGAATTTGATTCAAGAGAACAAGCACAAAGTAAAATTGATGCTCTTGGAACTACAACTGATGAAGATGGAAACGAATATCCAACTCACAAAAGTACTATTGTACAACTAGGAAATATTGTTCTTGAACAAGGGGAATATGACGAAGAAGGAGAAGAAGTAACTGCTCCAGTATTATCAGAAGGTTGGCATATTGACGTATGTTGGAACGATGCAGATATTACTACAATAGAAGAAGAAGCAGTTTTAGATGAAGAAGGTATGGTAGTAACTCCAGAGGTAACATCAGTTGACCATCCTTATGGTTGGAAATCCTACGCAATAGACATTGAAGGTAATGGTGTACATTCTTTCTACGGATTAGACTACGATTCACATAAAATCTAATTAAAGTGGATATGCAAGATATTAAATTAGGTGCTTTAAACTTTATAACCTTTATGGTTAGTTTTTCTAATATAGAACAATGGTTAAAATTAACCTTACTTTTAGTATCTATTGTGTACACAATTATGAAAATTATTAATATGAGCAAACAGAAATAAAAATGGCTAATAAAATATCAGAAGATACACAAGTACAATTAGACTTAAAAACTATTGGTATTATTGTTATTGGCGCCGTTTCAATTGCATCTGTTTATTTTGCTTTACAATCAGATATTGAATTAGCAAAGCAACTTCCGGAGCCTGAAATAAAAAAATCAGAGTATGAATTAAAAGACGAGTTAGTTCGTACAACGATAATAAACATTAACGAGAAAGTAAATAAGAATAGTGAGAAGCTAGACAAGATAGACGAAAAACTATTTCAAATAATTAAAAGATAATTATGAAAACCTTTTTACTTGTTATATTACTTTTGTTTTCTGTAAGTCTATATTCTCAAAAAGTTACTTTATTGTATGTTAATTCAAGTTGGAATAAAAGCAACGATTATAAACATTTAAGTAAACTTAAAAACGTAAGAGTTTTAAAAGTTAATTATGATGACCAACCAAAGAAGTTTAAGGAGCAAGTTAAATCTGTTCCGGCTATTATATTATTTGATGAAAGTAATAAGCTAAAAAGAGTGTGGCAAGGTGGTTTATCAATGAGGTTAAATGTAGATCCTAAAGAGATACAAACAATGATAAATAAAATAATAGGACAATAAATTGAACTATTTTCATAAATAAATATTTTCGTATATTTACACAAAATTAATAATATTAAAAATTACATAAATGGCTACAACCGGAGTATTTAACGGAACTAACTTAATTTTAACAGTGGAAGGTGCCACAGTTGGACACACTACAAGTTGTTCAATGTCTTTATCAATGGACACGCCGGAAGCTACAACTAAAGATTCAAACGGATTTTCTGAGTATATCGGAGGCGTAAAAGGAGGAGAAATTTCTTTCGAGGGATTAGTAGTATATGACGATGCGTCAAATGCTATTGAGATGGCTGATTTTCTTTTAGCTAGAACTCAATTAACTTGCGTATTTGGAACTGCTGAAACTGGAGACGCAGTCTATACTGCTGAAGCATTTTTATCTAGTGTTGAAATGTCTGCTGAGATGGAAGCTGCAGTTACTTACAGTGGCTCTTTAACTATCACTGGAGCAATCACAAAATCAACTAACTAATAATAATTAGTTTTTATCATATAGGCCGCCGTCAATATTTGGCGACGGCTTTTTTTTATATTAATTTTAAACCTTAAAAAATGACAAACAAAAAAAGGGGTTACATTGACATCAAAGTCGGTAACAAAAACAGAACTCTACATTTTTCAATGAACTTTTGGTCGGAATTTACCGAGCAATTAGGAATCAGTCTAGCCGATATTGGCGGAGCATTTCAAAACGGAATATCAATAAAAGGATTAAGAGCCTTAGTTTATTCAGCAATCTTAGCAAACGACCAAGAAAACGGAAACGAAATAGATTATAATTTATTTACTGTTGGCGCTTGGTTAGATGAATTAGACGCCGAAAAAATAAATGAGATTGTTGAGGTAATGTTACAATCTAAAATTTTAGGTAATAGTTTAAATGGCGAAACTGAAACTAAGGGAAAGCGTCAGCCGTCAAAGAAACAATAAATTTTGAAAGCCTAACTGACCATTACATTGGATTAGTTGGAATTAAGCCTGACGATTTTTGGCGGCAAACTTGGAGGGAAAATGCTTTAATCGCCCAACACTATCATAACAATATTAATTTAAATTGGGAGCAAACTCGTTACATTGCCGTAATGATTCACAATGTGCAATGTGAGAAAAGATCTCAGATGTTAAAGCCTGAAGATTTATTTAAATTACCAAGCGATAATGCAAGAAAAAAGAAAAGGGCAGAGCCTAAATCTACTAAAGAGCAAATGGATGCTTTTATGTCAAAATATCAATCAATGACTAATAAAAAGACGTTAAAATAAAAGCGTCTTTTTTTTTGTATTTTTGTTTCAACTTATTTAATACTATGGCCGAACAGAATTTAAAAATAAATATTACCGGAGATTCTTCCAAGTTAAAAAATGCGCTTAGTTCTGCGAGTTCTAAATTATCAAGTTTTGGCTCAAAGATGCAAAGCGTTGGGAAGTCATTATCAACTAGATTGACTTTGCCTTTGGCAGTTGCCGGTGGCGCAGCGGTTAAATTTGCAAGTGATTTTCAAGAATCAATGAACAAAGTAGATGTTGCCTTTGGCGAATCTAAACAAGAAGTAAAAGACTTTGCAAAAACTACATTAAAACAATTTGGTATTGCAGAGGGTAGTGCATTAGATATGGCTGCATTATTTGGAGATATGGCAACTTCAATGGGTTTAAATCAAGGGGCTGCATCTGATATGAGTACATCTTTGGTTGGTTTAGCCGGAGATTTAGCATCTTTTAAAAACATAGGAATTGACCAAGCGACAACTGCATTAGCGGGAGTTTTTACCGGAGAAACCGAATCTTTAAAAAGGTTGGGTATTGTTATGACTCAGACAAATTTAGAGAGTTTTGCAATGGAAAGAGGTATGAACTCCAATATAAAAACAATGACACAAGCGCAAAAAGTTGCGTTACGTTATAAGTTTATAATGGAATCAACCTCAAATGCTCAAGGCGATTTTGGTAGAACAAGCGGAGGTGCTGCAAACCAAATGAGAATATTCCAAGAGTCTTTAAAAGAATTATCTGCGAAGTTTGGTCAAGTTATATTGCCGGTATTTACTAAATTAGTATCATTTGCAAACGGCTTACTGCAAAAATTTGCTGAATTAAGTCCAACAACAAAAAAACTAATAGTAGTATTTGCGGGTATCGCTGCGGCTTTAGGCCCGGTACTTTATATTTTAGGAACATTGGTTACTTTGGCACCGGCTATCGGAACGGCTTTAACAGTTATGATGGGCCCGATTGGTTTAATAGTTGCCGGATTAACTGCTATTTCAGTTGTGATTTATAAAAATTGGGCGGGTATAAAATCCGCTTTAGTAAAAATAGGAAACTATTTTATTGACTTATACAATAATTCATTACCTATTCAATTAGCGGTAAATTCATTAATAGCTAATTTTAAAAATATGTTAGCCGTTGGGAAGTTTGTTTTTTCTACTTTTTCAACAATAATAAAAACCTTTGCAAATAATTTTATGACATTATTTAAAGGTATTGGCGATATTATTATGGGTATTTTTAGCTTTGACAAAGATAAAATTGTTCAAGGGTTTACAGATTTAGCCGATGGATTAAAAAACAATGTTACAAGCGCATTTGATTCTATTAAAACAGACGCATCAATATTAGGTAGTTCTGTCGTAGATAATTTTAACGAAGCGTTACAACAAAAAACAATAGCAAAAATTATTGTTCCCGTTTCAACAAAATCAGAAGGTCAAACAGATGATGATTCTATAAAACCTAAAGACACAAAATCTACTTCAACAATAACTCCTAAAATTGATCCTGATGCGGCTAAAAAACTAAAGGCTTTAAATAATGAAATTAACAACGCTTTAATAACTGATGATGCTAGAGCATACCAACAAAGAAGAAATGATGCGGTTAAGTATTATGATGATTTAATTAGCAAGGTTGCATCAGGCTCAGAAAAAGAAAAAGAATTGCAAAGAGCAAAATCTGCTGCAATTTCTCAAATAGATACAGATGAAAAAAATCGTTTATTAGAACTAAAACAACAATTTGCAGACGCAACTAATGCAAGTGATGATGAACAAAAAGCTATTGAGATTGAAAAAATAAAATCAAAATTTGCTGAATTAAGGCAATTGGCTATTGACAATAATATGATGACCGCAGAGCGAGAAGCTGCATTTAATGCTGCACAGTCTGAGGCTGAAGATGCGGTTTATAATGAGAAAAAAGTTCGTTTTATGGGCTTTATGATGTCAATGACACAAGCGCAAGAACAAATGAGGAATATTGGTGCGTCAGTAGATAGGTCTTTTGGAGCAATTGGTAATTCTATTACACAAATGTTTGGAGGCGCACAATCTGCGGTTGGTGCTTTTGTTGGAACTTTAGCAAAAGACGCTTTGAAGATTCTAGGACATAATTTAAAAATTGCAATGGCGGGAGGTACTGCTGCTGCAACTGAAACCGCTAAAAGTTTCGGCCCGGCGTCAGCATTTGTTTTACCAGCATTAATAGCCGGTGCAACTGCTTTAATTAGTGGAACATTTTCAAAATTT